AAAGTATTAGATAACTCTCCTACAGGTACATTTGACCATTTTTCAACCTCGGTTTCTAACCAATCTTCTAAATACTGAGCCATTAGACTAAAGATTTATTGTAATCAACGTAGTTAAGATGCATTACCATACAACTTAACATAGCTCCTGATTTCATGTATTCTGAGAGGTTAAAGAAAACAGGTTCGAGACCTTCATTGAAACAAATCTTTTCCATTGTTTCAATTTTAGCTTTTTCCGCTTCATAATTTTCATCTGCTCTAGTCATCTCTGAGATGTTTGAGGCACATAAAATCATATTACCTAAGCGTACAGAATTGGTTAAACCATTAAAAGCATCGTCAACACTTATGTCTATTATTTCAGTATATTGTGCTAATTGCGCTAATTCCTCTTCATCAAACATTTCCGTACAAACTAATGTTTTTTCTTTAGTTAACGGAAAAATAGAACAATCAAGATGATATAAATAATCATCAACCATTTCAAGTTTGATAATATTCATATTGAAATTTTCTTCCATCCATTCATAGGCCTCGTATTGGCTACGAATTCCATAACCCCCTACATAAACATTACCATAAAGGTACTTTAGATCAGCTTCTCCTTCCCATTTAAAGGGACAAATAGTTGTTTCATAACCCATTAAATCAAAAAATGGCTTACCTGCTTTTTCTTCACCTTGTCTAGGTTCTGAAGTGAAGTTTGAAAGAATAATTTGGTTTGAATCTTTAATATGTGGAAGATAAATACCTAAGTTAGCTACATATACCTGGTCTTGGAAGTTACCAGAAGAAGGTAACAAATATGCTAAGGAATTACCTGCTATAAATTCGTAAAGATCTAAAAATTGTTTATATGCTACTCCTTTATTTATCTTTAGAGCATCAGGATGTAATTCTTGCATCCAAATATTATTTGGATTTGAAGTGTCTAAAGTAAAAGGAAAATTTAAAACATAACTTGGTATGGGTAACTGCGATGGTGTTTCTTTCATCTTTTTTATTTTATTATACATATACACTAACTACTAGAACAATAAAAAAGCCCCACCGAAGTGGGGCTTTTCTTTAGCTTATGTTAAAATCTAAATTAGAGGGTGTTTAAACCGTTAACGTAGATCTTAGCGTAGTATTCAGGTCTTAACATCTTCTTAGCGTAACGAGTCAAGAGACCTTTTCTTGGTGTGAAGGTCGTTGGATCGTACACTAGAGGTGTCATAATTAATGGAATATATGGAGCAAATGTAGCACCTGTTTCCAAGAATTGTGAACCCTTAAATCCTAAGAGGATTGTGTTTTCAGTCATGTATGGGTTTTTATAAACCTGATATTTCTGGTTTAAGTTACCCATCTTCTGGATACCAAAGGCGTATGTCATGTCTTCAGCAGCAACACCATCAGCAGCAGCGAATCCAGGAATTGATTCTAGGATTGTACCTACAGTTGGGGAGCAGACCATAAAGTTAGCTCCTCCTCTTAAGGTTGCTTGGTGAATCTTATTAGACACTTTATTAATCTTGGTACCAAGAGTTTGGAACCATTGACCTTGTGTGTTAAAGAATCCGAGGTCACTGTTTGAAGGGAGATCGGTTGTGCCATCATATGCCTTATTGTTAACAGCTGACCAGTACTCAGTAGTGAGTGCATTTTCGATTAACATACCGAGGATTTCCATATCAATCTCAAGAGCGATGTATTCACTCATGATTGAAGTCAACTCAGCCTCAGCATCCAAGCTGTGGTAAGCGTTCAAGTCTTGAGCAAATTCAGGAGTCCAGACAGCCTTAAGCTTTTTAGTCTTAGCGACAATCGCTTCTGACTTCATCTTAATGTTAATTTCTGGGATGGCTATTTCAGCGTTATCAGCGTTTAGAGTAGTGTTACCATCCTCAAAATCACCTCTGTTCTTATCAGTAGGCTGTTGTACGTAGGTTATCTTAAGAGCTGTGGGGTCAGTACCCGTAGTACCAGAAACAAACAATACAACATTTCCACCTGAGGCGTAGTTATATTCAGGGAAATTACCACCAACGTTAGTACCAGCAACAAAATAACCTCTAACACCTTCTACATCAGGATTAGAGAAAGAGGAGGTTGGGACTGTAACTTTAACGATTACGTCATTATCTGCAGAAGCAGAAAGAGCGGAAGAATACCCAACATCTGACCATGAAGCAGTTGCGAATGTTGCACTAGCACCAGCTGAGGAGGTTACATTGCTTGAGTAAGTCCACTTACCAGCACCGTATAAACCATTAGTAACAGGATCAACATCAGTTTGACCATATAAAGAGCCAGCACCAAATACATTACCGCCTTGTTCAAACTTAGAACCAGACTTATTAGTACCGTATTGGAAGTCTAGGAAGAACACTAGGCCAGAAGGTAAGCTCATTGGTTGGACGCTAACAAATTCCTTTGCAGCGATTTGACCAAATACCTTTCTTACGAGAGGTAAAGCAATACCAGCCCACTGTTCACCAGTTCCAGCTGTAAAAGTAGCAGATGATGCAGTACCACCACCTGTTTGTGAGGATTCAACAACAAGTTGCTTAGCTTGGTTTTCGAGAATGAGAGACATATTATTTCTTTCAATATCGCCTAAACCTTCGAGCAATCCTGTCTTTTCCCACTTTGAAGCTAATCTAGCGGCGTCAGACTGAACGACTTTCCACTGATTTGCGCTCTCTAGAAGAGAATTTAAATTTGACATTTTTGTTTTTGTTTAAAATTAATAATTATTTAATACCTGCTAATTTTTTAAAGCGTGATACCATAGCATCTTCTTCTACAACTTTTTGTTCGGTTATAGTACGCTTAGGAGCAACGCCCGCAGGCTTAGAAGCCATACCCATTGATTCTCTAATGTTAGACTTAGTAGACTTATCAACTAAGTTTTCACTTAAAGATTCATAGATAACTTTTGCTTCTTTAACTGATTCGGCTTTATCAAAAGCCTTTAGAACCTTAATTTTTTGATTTTCTGTTAAGTTTTTCGCTTTGAAAATCTTGTTTGTGTAAAGGAGTTTAGAATTTAAAAGATTAACTTCGTTTAACTCAGATTGAAGGTGCTTAATAACAGCTTTAGCTTCTTTAAGTTCCTTATCATTAGATGTAACCTCTTTAACATCAGAAGTTTCTAAACCTTCATTACTAGTAGTTCCTCCTTTTATACCTGCACTTAAGTTTGATGCTAAATTTTGTAATTTAGCAGCAGCTTTTGGAAAAACCCCTTCTAATTTTGTAAGAAGAGCAGCTAATCCAGCCATAGAAGTTACACCAGCAGCCATTACCATAGCTTTAACCGCAGGTAATCCTAAGCCTAAAATTTCAGCTAATTGCATTAAAGTTTCAGTAGTAAAGTCTTCATTTAAAATTTCTTCCTCTACTTCTTCACTTTCTTGGAGGTCAATGTCGTCAACTTCAATATCTACGTCAGCATCACCTGTCATATCATCGTCCGTATCTTCGCCTTCTTCTTCTTCAGATTCATCAGCATTAGGACCGGGAACAAGTTCACCATCTTCGATCATATCTTCAATAACATCTTCAATAAAGCCTTTTAGTTCTTCTTCGCTCATGTCATCTAAGTTAACCTCTTCTTCAGCTTCGTACATAGTATCACCTTCATCCATATCTTTTTCTTCGTCTATGTCTTTGGTTTCGTCTACATCTTGAGCTTCATCCATGTCTTCACCTTCTTCTAATTCTAACTCAGCTAAGATTTCTTCTAAATCTAGCTCTTCATCCATGTCCTCACCTTCGTCCATGTCATAGGCTTCATCTACATCGTAGCCTTCATCCATGTCTTCAGCTTCGTCCACTTTTTCTTTGCCTTCTTTTTCTAACTCTTTCTTTTCTTCCATTTTCTCCTTATCGACTTCGGCTAGGTCTTTTTCTTCGTCCATTTCCTTAATCTTTTCGGAGAGCATGTCTTTAAGATGAGGTGTAAAGGCTTCTTCTAAGGCGGCTTTTGCGTTAGCAATAGCGACCTCTTTGACAGCTTTTGCGTCAGCAATAGCTTCCTTTAACAAATCTCTGTTTGCCATTATTCCTAAATTTTTGTTGGGAAAGTACGCTTATTCTGTAGAAGCGTAATAGTGATTAATAATAATAGGTATCGTATAGACTGACGATACATTCAAGGATACATATGGCGAGGAAAAAAAAGGTGCGATTTCTCGCACCTTTTCCTTTTAAACCTTTTTATTTTATATAATTGGGCACTGCCCATTGTTGCATAAAATTTCTGTTATAAGATCGTTAACTTCAGAATATTTCCCAATTTTGGTAGAAGTAAATTCTAACCCTTCTTTAATAGGATGGACATATGCCCCTGGTGTAGATGGTGTAGATACAAAATCCCAACATAATAGTTCAAAATCATCTTGTACTTCTTGGGTTTCACCTAGTGGTTTTAAACTACCCATACCTCTAGAAGATACACCTACTGTTATGCCATTTTTAAATAATTGGGTTAAAATATTGCCTGATGGCGTAGGCAGTATTTCGATTTTACCTACAACATCATTTCCGTCCCACCAAATATCTTTGATATTATGGGAAACGTTTTTTAAATTAATTACCTGAGAGTCTGGATGGTCTAATTCACCCAATGCTCTGCTTTCTTTTACAGGACCCTCAAGATATTTTTCAACTTCTCTTTGTAAAACTCCTTTAGGATAATATCTTCCATTACCATTTTTGGTTTCAGCAGTTTGTAATCTTCCCTCCACAAGTAAATTACCACTATCGGTTTTAACCGCTTCGGTAATTGCTTGAGGAGAAAGTGTAAAAAGTTGGGTATCTATGAGGGTTTGTCTCATTTACTATTGTTATAATTAGCTTCAGCAGCCATGTAATATTTTTCGTATAAAGCAATCTCTTTCTGGACTTGGGCTACTTTACCTTCATCGACAAATTCCTGGAGGTTAGTATCTTCATTAATAGAGCCAAGAGTTTCTTCTAGTTCTTGTTTCTTTTTGCCGTACATCTCCATCATAACTCTATTTTTAGCCATTTCACCTAATTTTTCGGCTTTTTTGACTACTTCTTCGAACTTCATTTTGCCTTCTTTTTTAGGTTCTTTTTCTTCCTTCATTTTAGGTTCCATTTCATCCATTTTTTCTTTGCCTTCGTCAGCTTTTTCTTTAGCTTCTTTAGCTTCTTTTTTTTCCTCAGCAAGGAAAGCAGCAAACTTATCTTCATAAGTAGCTTTTTTACGATCTGCAAATGGGTTACCTACGGAAGGAATTCCAGCTACAGCCTCTTCAAGTAATTCTTTAAGTTGGTCTGATTTGTTCATTTTGTTTTCTTTTAAGTCTCCATAGCCGGAGGATTTGTGTTTACCAGTTGGTTCGTCTTGGTTTTTAAGTTCTTTATAACCTATTCCTTCTATACCAAAAGCAGCATTTTTAGTATAAAATAAAGGATCTTTTTCTAAATTTTTAGTTACAATATCTTTAGCTTTTAATAAAGCTTCAGTAGGTTCGTTAGCTAATAATTCAGGATTTTGTTCCATTTCAAACTTTAAACCATTTATATATTGGTCAAAAATTTGATTGTCTAAATTTTTATTATTTTTATAATCGTATCCTATTTTATTAGCCTCTTCTACTTCTTTAGAAGTTTTCTTTTCAGTTGCTTTAACTTCTTCATTTACAAATTTATCAAAATTAGTAAAAGGATTTAATTGAGCCGAAGGCATTAAAGGAAAAACATTTTCGCTAATTATACTACGCTGCTTAAGCAATTTAGTGGCTTGATCAAATCCAGCGGTATTAGGAACAATATTAGGAAATAAACGTTTTGCTTCTTTTAAGAACACACCTTTATGTCCTTTTCCTTTTTGAATCGAGTTATATTGTTCTTGGAGTGTTTTCATGGTAATACATATTCATTTTTTATACAAATCCACATAATCTATACCTTTAGATTTTTTCCTAAGTGTTTTTTGGTTTACAGGTTTGTACCCCATTTTAATATATTGGGAAGCTGGGTTTTTCCCAAATGCATATTTAGTTAAGTAACTACCCCCTGCTGCTGTAGTAGTCATTTCTTTAATTTGGTTTCTAACAGTGCTGTATTGATTAGGATAATTTTTTCTAAAAAATGTTCTAAATGAGTTAAAAATTTGATAGATTTGGTCTGCTTGTTGTGTAAATTCTGTGTCACCTTTTAACTCAGGGTTACGGGTTAAAGTTTTAGCACTATTTCTAGCTTGGTCTAAATTTTTAAACAATTCTACAAAGCTAGGGAGTTTAATAATAGTATGAGTTATACCTCCTCCTTCGCCTCTTTTAGAGGGATCATCTGCCTTATAATAGGTATCTAAGTCTCCAGAAAAAAAATCATCCTTAAAATTAATTTTTCCATGTTTATCCTCAATTTTTTTGAGAAAAATGGAATTTAAATCTTTAGGTTTAATAATCTCAGCCATTAGTTGCTTTAGAAAGTTCTTCAGTTAATTGATAATATTGAAGAAGGTTAACTAGATCATCATTATTTATTTTAGATCCTTTATCTAGTTCACTTGATAACTTAATAACTTCTAATAACTTAATTTTTGTAGTATCATCTTCAACTTTTTTAGCATAAAGTTTAAGTGATTTTTTAACCTCATTTATTTTACTGTTATAAATCTCTTTTAAACGAGGAGCATTATCAATAGAATTAATAAATTCTTTAAGTATTTCTTTTTGACCAGTATTTAAATTAGAATACTTTCCATTAAATTTTTCAAGCATAACTTTATAAGTTAATACCCTTAAATCTTTATCGTATTTAGAAAATTCTTCAATTAAATCCTCTTTTACTTTTTTTTCACTAACAGGATGTTCTGTTAAACATTCTAATATAGTAATCTTATTATGAATAATTTCTTCGGTTTCAGATAATTTATCTGAGTTGTAAATTTCTATCAATTTATAAAAAGCAGCATACCCTTTATAATTAGATACCTGATGTTTAAAAAATTCATTTATATTATAATGTTTTCTTATCTCATTAATAAGGTTATATTTTTCTCTTCTTAAAGCACTTCTATTTAATTTACGAGTTGCCTCTAATATAGTATTAAGAGTTACTTCAGCTTTACCCTCAGTAATATTTTTATTCTTAAATAAAGTTTCGTAAAGTTTATATTCTTTACCTAACTCGGTTTTAGCAAATGCTTTTTTCAGTATATTTAAGGAAGGAGATTCACCTTCGTTAAGAGTATCAGCAGTAATTTGCCTTACTAATAATTCGAATAAAAGGCCTGTATTCTTGTATTTAGAATGTTTGATTTTCATTAATAGGCTTTTTTATAAATATATAAAGATCTTAGCTCTTTAAATTATTTTCGTTAAGTAGTGACTCATCTTGTTCAAACACTAACTGTTTACGATTAATCGGAATCTTTTTAAGCAAATCTTTATTTTGTAAATAAGCCGTTTTAGCTTCTAAAGCTAGAGGAGAATCTCCTTTATATGAAGGTCTAATTGAATCAGAATCATTTTTGTCAGTACCTTTCATTCTTTTAACACCTAATCTATCTTTACCAAAATTACCATCTTGAGTGTTAATATTAGAAACTTTTTCTTCAGGACGACCTAATTCTTTTTCATTATACCCTGCGGGTACATTATCTGGGTCATCGTAATATCTACCTTTACCGTATAAAGATGCTAAATCATGTGGGGTGCCATATGAAGTACCAGTTTCTACTGGGTCGTTTCCTTCAGCTTCTAATTGAGCATTGCGGAATGTACGTTTAGCATCTTCCCTAACTAAATCTCTAAACTCATGGTATTCATCTTCACTAAAATGGAATAAGTGATCATAAATAAAATCAGTTGGAAATAATTTGGTTTCCATCATTTGGGCTGCCAAGTCCATTTTTTCCTTCATTAATGCAACTCTTTCCTGTTCGTATATTATAGAAGGAGTGGTTAAATTAAGTTCAAAATTAGTCAAATCATCACCATCATATCCTTGTGTATAAAGATGGACAACTGCAATTTTATATAATTCAGAAAGGACAATTCTCTGAATACGCTCAATAGTACGGGCAAATCTGATGTCTTCAGCTGCTAGTGTTGCTTTACCTTCGGTGTTTTCATCGTATCCCAAAAATGCTTTGGGAATTTTAAGAGCAGCGAATAATTTATCTCTTAAATATTCAATATCTTGAATTCCATCATATTGTAAACCAGGAGTTGTTTCAATTTTTGTAGAAGATTCACCACCTCTAACTGGGAGGTAAAAATCCTCCAACATGTTTTGCATGTTGTATTTTAGGTTATAGTCCCCAGTTTGTTGATCAACATATGGAGTGCGCTTCATTTGGGTAATGGTTTTCTGCATAAAGTTTTCTACTTCAGCAGGGGGAATATTACCAATATCTACATAAAATATTCTTTTTTCGGGGGCACGAACTATTCTATGAACTAACATAGCATCCTCCATAAGGATATATTGTTTAAATAATTTACGAGCGGGTTCAACATAACTTCTACCATAAGGTAAATAATTTACATCTGATAAAAGTCTAAAGTGGGCAATTTCGTAGTTGTCAAAATAAATAGCTCTCCCCCCCTTTGAGCTTCCTCCTGAGTTTTGTAAGCCTCCAAAATATCCACCATATTCCCCCCCGCCACTTAAACCGTCAGGGTCAAATTTAAATTTAACTTCTACTTGTTGGTTATTAGTTTCACTAATTTTTTCTTCTCTAACAATATTGTATGCAGTATAAGGAATTACATTATAAACACCAAATTTTTCAGCAATTTCAAGTTTTAGGAAGAAATCACCATATTTACACATTTGGCGGATCCACATCCACATATTAAACTCTATATTTAACACATCATAAAATAAATTATATAGAATTTTTTGCATTACTTCATCAGATGATTTAATCTGTAATACTTCACCCATAGCATTTTTAAGGGTAGATTCATCTGCTAATATATCTAAAGCAGAAGCAATAATAGCATCTGTATCCATTGCTTCATAATCAGAATATAATTGGGTGCGAAGTGTTTGGTAATTTAATGCTGGGTTATAAACGGGCATTTGATTTGTGGTGTATAGACGATTAAATCTGTCTATCATTGAGTTAGTCTCAATTTGTCCCGTTTGTTGGTAATGACTAAAGTCTAAAACTTTTAGATTATTTCCTCCTGTGTTTCTAACGATTACATCAGTTGAGAATAATCTTTTTAGTCGTGTGAATACGCTTGTATCTGCCATAATATATCAATAAATATTACAAAATCCAGCTAAAATCCTCTTTACCTCCTCGTCCATTATCCATATGATAAGGATTATCTTTACCTTTAGCAAAATATGCTCCTTGGTAAGTAGTTTGAGTGGTTTGCATTGAACTTAATGCTGCTTTTGTTATGTCTAATCCGTGTTGTCTAAATTTTAATGCTGTATCTCTTACATACAATCCTATTCCAAAGCTCATAACTAAATCGTCATTATAACCAGTTTGTGCTTCAGCTTTACCATACTTCCAAATAAACGTTTTCATTTCTTCTAATAAACGTTTTGATTGAATAGTAACCCCTTTATCTCCTACATACTCTTGGAATTTACCTATAACCATAGGTCTAGTTCTAGTAGACATAGTAAAACCTGCTGTCATATTAGAACTTCTATTATATGATTTTAGATATGAATCAACATCAGGAGCATCCGATTTAGGAGAATAATATAAATTAGGGTAATTTTTTTCTATAATAGTTTGAATTGTACTCCATCCTACATTAGCATTTTCTACTACAAGTAAAGCATTATTATATTCTGTTGCTATAGCTACTAATATATTACCAAAATCTTTGGTTTGAACCTGTCCTTTATATTCACCTACTTGTGTAGCACTTTCTATATCAAAAATATGAAATGCTGAGTAGTCTTTGCCGTCACCCCTAGCTACGTCTGCTGATATCATATAAGATCTACTGTAGTCAGCAGGCTGCCAAATCCATAAATTTTGGTCTACCCCTCGTCTTTCAAGGGGTTCAGTTACAGTTGTTTTTTCTATAAATTCAAGGTACTCTGGGTAGAATACAACATCTCCTGATGTGCTAAAATCACAGTCACACTCTTGTGCTGCCATTCGAGGGTCTCCTAGTAGTTCATCTTGTCTATTCCTCCAAGCTTGATCTCGTTCTGGGTGGACATACCAAGGTAACTTAATAGGTAAAAATTCATTTTCTTTTGCTTCTGCTCTAGTCCATGTTTGGTGAAACCAATTACCCGTACCATAAGGAGTAGATAATGCTATACACCCACCACCCGTAGCAAGTGTTTGTTGAGCTGAGGCCCATATCTCACCAATATTTTCAATAAACGCTGCCTCATCAATTAGTAGAAGAGAAACAGCTTCTGATCTACCTGCATCACTTGATGCTGAGGTGGCTTTAATTTGAGACCCGTTTTCTAATCGAAGTGTTAATTTGTTATTTTCTTCAAATTCTACTCGAAGCCACGAAGGTAAATTCTCATACATAAATTTAACCTTTGTAACCATATTTTTAGCAGTTTCCTGCTTAGTAGCAATACAAAGAATATTTTTATCTTTATGGAAAATCATTAACCATAAAGAATATCCCGCAGTTAATGTAGAAATACCTAACTGGCGGGATTTAAGTATAATTGAGTATGGGTTATCTTCGAATAGTTTTAATACCTTTTCTTGGAAAGGGTATAAATGGAAATTAATTCTACCCCTTTGGGGGTGTTGAATCATACAGTACTTTTTCATAAAGTGTATAGGATCTTGTGCACACTTTACGTATTCCTGCCTTATTATGTGTTTTAAGTCACTCAATTATTTACTTAACAATATAGGAGTTAAGGTACCTATTATGGTAGTTAATAAAGTTAAATTTCTTGTACTTCTTAATGATTGGATTTTATCATTTTTGTTTTTAATATCTAAAGACAAAGTAGCTTTATCACTAAGATATTGCTCATTCAATAAAAATAAAGAATCAGTAGTAATTTTATATTGGTTTAAAACAAGAGAATCTTGAGTAATAATTGACCTTAGATCTTTTATTTCAGCTTCTAAAAAAGTTTTTTCTTGTAAGCATTTATCATAATCTGTAAGATCAACAGCTATTTGTTGGGCCTGATTTATAGGAAGGCAAACTAATTGGTTATTTGTATCGGTTTGCGAAAAAATCGGTAAGCTCATTATGAGACATACCATAGATATTAGATATTTGATCATTATATTTATCTTTTAATTGTTCTAAATCTTTATTTCTAGAAATAATTGAAGCATTTAAACTATCAACAACTTGTTTAGTATTACCTAAAAGAGCTTTAAGATCCTCCTTTGATTTTTTTAAAGTAGATATCTCACCTGAGAGTTTAGTTTTTTCTTCTTCTAAAAGTTCATTAAATTTTAATTCTGCTTCGACTACTGCTTGATTAGTAAAATCCCTAGTTAAATACCAAGTTATTGCTCCTCCTACTAGTAAACCAATACATATTCCAATGCCTATACTTTTCATGATAATAAATATTAAAAATTAATAAGACCTGTTATTTGTTCCATACGTTCTTCAGTAGTGCCTCCTATTGTAAACCATTCACAAGTACTTTTATTATGTTTTAAAATCAATTTTTTAATTTCTTCATCAATTTGTTGTCTATATTCTAAATCTGTTTCACGAATACCATTATCTTCCATTTCAACCCCTTCGGGTGAAATATAGAAAATATAATCATATTTGTGTAAAAACCTTGATGCATATTTTTCAAAAGCATCAGCATCCATATAATTAATTTTAGGAGCTTTATTTGTAAATGCCATTACATCGAGAATAGTTCTATCAGTAATAATGTTTTCTTGTATTAATTCACTAACACGTTCTGCTAAGAATATAGTTTGCCCTTCAATAGTAGTTTCATGGTTCAATGGTATACCCAATGAACTAAGATAAGCACTACGTTCAGTAGCAAACTTATAATTCTTAAATTCAGGCACTTCTTTAAGTGCATTTACAAGTGTAGTTTTACCTACACTCATTGTCCCTGTAAATCCTATTCTCATTATCCTCCTTGTCTTGCTGATTCGCGTATTGCTGGGTTTTTATACCATGGCAATCCTGTAGTGTTTCGTTTTGCTTCTTTCCATTCTTCCTCAGTGTATTTCAATCCATAAAGATAATATTCTCTGTGGCGATATACACCCTCAGGTATCAAAGCAGGCCCATCCCAGTTGTGGAGTTTTCCATCCCAATAATGGGCTATTGTGCCTTCAGGGGTTGTTAATTTTTTAGGCTTAGGCCATTTTTCTTTATTACTCATTATTTTTTAAAATATATTCTGCTACATAAGTTCCTTGTGCTCCTGATACTGTAATGCCTCGGGCACTTAAAGCATCCCCTACAAAGTGTACATTATTGTAATCAGCAAGTGCTAATGTGTTATAATCAACTAAAGGTTCAGGTGAAAGATACTTTACCTCCGGGATGTACATACCCCAATCATCACCAAGTGTTGGAAATACTTTTTTCATATCCTCAATAAAATCTTCAATGTATTTAAAATAACCTTGAAAATGATCACGTACTTCTTGTAAACCTTTTTCAGTAATATAATGGGCTTTTACCCAATCACCCTCAGATGTTTTACTTTTTAAACGATTTATAACACCCTCTTTTTCATTTTTCCAAGGTGAATAATATAATCCTGCTTTATATTTTGCTTGACGTCTACCCATAGCACGTGTACCTGCAGCACCTTCACCGGGTACAATATCTACTTTTTGTACTTTAGAAACTAATTCACGAGACCATTCAAATGGTTTGTCAATTCCTCTAACTTCCATTAAAATGCCAAAATTAGTCATATCATTACGATATACTTCATCTTTTTTAGCATGACCATTGTAACTATAATCACCATATGTTTCTTCAAGTGCTACGTATGCTGCATTATTATTAGTACAAAAGCTACGAAGTGAAACACCTTCATCTTCAAATTTACGATACAATTTAAAATCATAACTTACATCAATAAGTTTTTGAAAGTGTTTTTGTGGTGCTTCAAAACGCACACCAATTTGTACTGGTTTAGGTTCAGTAGGGCAATTATTTTCTTCAATAATTTGTTTACCAAAATCAATACCAGATTTACCTACACCAAAAATTAAACGATCATAATGTTCCCAACTCTCGATAGTTCCTGTGTTATACTTTACACTATTAAGTGGGGGGTCAATGGATGTAACCTTAGCATTCCAATGAAATTTAACACCTTTATCACAAAGATAATCATACCAATTTTTACCAATTTCGTGTAAATAATCTGTACCCACGTGCCAAACTGGGAATAGACGAAGACCAAAATATGGTTTAATGAAATCAGGTTCTGCTACTGGGTTTGAGCATTGTACTTCTTCTGGTTTGGGGTGGAAACGTTTAAAGTTAGTGATGACTTGGTCCATTAACTCCATGGCCTTTTCATCACCACAATACTTAGACATATGTCCCCCAATTGAGGTATGATATGTAAGCTTACCATCACTCCATCCTCCAGCACCCATGAAACCTGTCATTACTTCTTCAGGTTTACGCTTATAGGGATCATTACCCATATCAATAATGGTGATGTGATCACCGGGATAACCATTATCAACTAATTTAGTTGCAGCATTAACTCCTGCTACACCTGCTCCAATTATTACTATCTTTTCCATTTTTCTAGGTTTTAAATATACGAAAAAAAAGTGTGACCCACCAATTAAGATGGGCCACAGCTCCAAAATTTTTAATTAAATCGACTGGCTATGAATCAGTCTATATGTTATGCTTTATCCTCAGCAACTGAGGCTTTTCTATATTCTGTAACCAATTTTTTAATTTCACCTAATGCTTTTCTAGCTCTACCGTGAGCAGCTTTGGTAGTTTGGCTGTGTTGATCCTCGAAATCTTCAAATAAACCTTTAATTTCGTTAAATAACTCGTCTGATGTTTTTAATTCACTCATTTTTTATAATTTTAATTGTTAATTTATCGTAACCTTTTATTACCCTATGTAAATATCCCTGAGGGATGTGAAATGTGTTTCCTTCTTTTAATTCGAATGGAAGTTCCTCATCAAACTGGAATTTCCATCCATTTCCTTCTATAACTTCTATTGTTCTATCTTCTTGATCTTCATGCCAAATTAAAGACATTGGATCTACATCAGCACTAAATTCTCTTATGATTTCTTTACCTTCAGTTAAGTTGGTATAAGGATTCATTACCAATAAGTATTCATTTTGTTACCTAAACCAAGTGCAGGAGCATATCTTGGAAGATTACAACTCCAATATGAGGCTTTAGTTCTATCTTTTTTCTGTGAACACTTGTGTCTTTTAGCAAACGCGTTTCTGGCTTTGGGGTCTTTAATTTTGGCTCTTAAGCCACCAGAACCAAATCGTACAGTTTTAACATTTTTGGTTTTAGGATCCCTTACATATACTTTATAAGCACTACCACCAGAAGAAGACCTCATTGGCTTACCAATAGGTGGGTCTTTTTTCTTCTTTTTTTTCTTTTTAGCCTCATCTAAGTCTTCTCCCTCAGCAACTTTTTGCATTGTTCTAATACTAGATACTTTTTTCTTAGCTAAGACACTTGTCATTACATCAATAGCATCTTTTAGCCTATCTAACTCAGCATTTGCATCATTTAATTCAGGCTCAGCATCATCTGTATTAGCGTTAATTGCTTGGAGTTGTGTAAGGATTTGTTGGAGCATAGCTTTTTCCTCATTTTCAACTACCATTGGGATATCAAGTGGTACTTTTTTACCATTTAATATTCCGAATTTACCAATATCGGTATTTTCTACTAAATGTCGGCTATTTTCATCTAATTGAATAGCCCCCCACTCATTTAATAAACGAGCCTCAGCAAATAGTTCTAAATATTTTTTAGAACCAATTCTAAATACATTTTCTTGTAGCGAGACACCATTTTCGATGTGATAACGGAGGCCTTCGCTTATTGGCGTTTTACTTTCAAGTAATGCCATTTTATCTTCGGCTTTACCACATCCACATCCACCACCATCTTCAATGATACCGTAGTTTGATAAAGTTTCTTGTATTAAATGTTTTAGTGACATGGTTATAAATATTATATTTCTTGAGCTGTGGAGCGAAGTACTTCAGGTGCTACAAAAAGTCTGCATGTTTTGATTCCCCCATTATTTCTGTCTCCTCTATAAAGGGCATAAAAATAAGAGTCATACCCATTTCCTGTGGGGGGTTCAGGAGTAAGGATAGTATGGAACCCTTTTAATAAAAAAGTCCCATCATTTAAAGGTTGTAATTCTAAATCTCCTTGTATAACAATTTGTACATTATCTATTCCATAAGAGGAAGCTCCAAAATCTAAACCATATACAGCTTTACGAATTACTTCTTCAGAATTTACTTTACGTCTATAAGAAGGACCTCCAGGTTCCATTTTACCCCCAGTTATTTCTTTTACATCTTCAGTAAATTTTGCTACTTCAGGGTAACTATATAATCCTGTAAACCCTCCATACTGTTGAAAAGCTTTTGCTGAAGTTCCTACTTTATGGGAGATAAAAATTTTAGGAGTACCATCAGTATTTAAAGAAAAATCTGCTTTATGTGTTCCTTTAAAAGTTGTAGCTCCATTTATCCCTTTATATACTTTTCCCCCTGGGGAAAGTACTATGTCCACAGCACCCATCTCTTTTAATTTTTGGTTGATGTTTGCTAGTGCTTCATCTTCTCCCCTTGTGCTAAATCCTGAGGCTTTGCCTCCGAATTCTTCAGTCTTTTTTAAGCTATTAGTAGATATTTTATTACCTTTAACATCTATTAATTCTATCCCATTTCTTGGAATGTTTTTACTTTTTAATTGGGTTATAACTTCTTCTTTATTATCTACTAAAAAAGTTCCACCTTTATCTAATTCTAAAGGTTCATTGTTTGTAATTTTTTTAATTAAAATGTCAATTCTAGGAACTTTTTTACCCCCAATAGTAGCATCTTTTTTAAGCTCAGCACCAGTTAGTTTAGCTTCTTCTAATTCAGCGCCCATTTTTTTTAGAATTCCTTCTAACATTAACCAATCCTTAGGGTCATCGACATCAGGATACCCTTTAGGAAATTTATAAGAAATTTTACGTAAAAACTGTTCTATTATGTCCATATTATAAATCGTCTACGGATTGGGGTACTGCTGGTTCTGGTTCAGGGGTTTCAATGTCCCCCCCAAGGTCACCTCCTAAATCACCTCCTAAATCTTCATCGCCAGGTGCAGCAGCTTTACCTGTATTAGCAAAATTAAATCTTAGTAAACGAGCGATAGATTCCGAGGCTTGTTGTTGTTCAGGGAGGGATTCTAGGTAATATTTTTTACCTGATACTTGGGCTATAAATAACCCTTTTTCTCCTTTATTTTCACCTTGGAAAATTAAATAAAAATCAGCCCCATTTACTAATTTAATTCTAAAAGTTGTAGGACGTGGAGCAACCCATTGTATATCTTCTACGAAAGGTTCATATTGAAAATCAAATAAATCATCCATGATATCCTTCAAAGGTGGAAATTGATCCAATACAGGAAACTTACTAACTTCAATATCCGCTGGGTCTTTATCTGGGTTGGATTTTTCAGCGTATACCTTTTTGGCTAAGGTTTTAATTTTTGCTATAAATTCAGACTTTTGCATTATCTTTTTACTCTTGCAAGTTTATCCAGCTCAGCTGTTGAAAGTACTTTATATTGTTTTTTTGATCCTTTTAGTTTTTCTAATGCTTTATCA